CACACCGAAAGTAATACTACTGATGAGTCTCTGCAACTAACTTTTGACAATTCTGGAGAAGATATAAATGTCAGCACCATTCAAGACCCTATGGCGGATAGTGCATACACTATCTACACACAAAGTAATAATTCCAATGCAACACTCTATCTAACTTTAGTTGATTCGGATAATAGTCCAGCAGCTAAAGAAACAGTTTATACAAATTATGGTTTAACCTATAATCCATCAATTGAAAATTTATCAATTGGAAGTAGCATTCAAATTAGCCCAGATCATCTAATTTACAGTCCAACTTCCTTTTATATCGGTAATGGAACCATTACAGGAATCACTTCATTTAGCGGAAAGATACGAATAGGCGGCAATAATATTTTATCATCCTCTGGTGATACTGTCGTTAGCTTTGCCGGAACTAATACTGAATTCAAAGGAAATGTAGCAGTTTTAGGCAATCTTAATATAAATAACGTGAATGCCGGAATTGTAACCGCCACAAAATTTGTGGGAGACGGTTCAGAATTAACCGGTATTACATCGCAGACCAACCCATTTGCGGGAAAGTCTCCAACAATAGTTTATAATGCACAAGGAAGAGTTGAATCTTTAACATATTCCAATGGAAGCATAAAAACTTTAACTTACGATGTGGGCGGTAAACTTACCCAATCCAACCACGTAAGCGGAACCCAAACTCTGCGAAAGATTTTTACTTATGATGTCCAAGAAAGACTCGTTAATATATCAGAGGTGATACTATAAAATGGCTAACCAAACCATCACAACTGCCGTCAACTATGACACCGCTTCGATCAGCGGATTGCTCAATGGTGAGACCATCTTTCTCAACGGCGGGTCGCTGACAATCAACGCGGACACGCGCTGGAACCAACAAGCGGCGGTCTTCGGAAACATCACTGTTTCATCTACGCTCGGCGGCGTGGTGGCGATTGACGGAACCCAAATATGGGAAGTGCCGTTTTCTTCTTCCTCCGGCAATGTGCCTACGCAGGCGGTGCTGGGCAGCAACGGCGTCACGGGCGTCACCAGCGGCTCGACAGGCGAGTTGACCCATGTATGGGCCAGCGGATCGTTCACCCCGGCTGTAGCGGGCGCTGCCATGCCTGCGGCGGGATTCATCAAGCTGCGGTCCAAGACCGGGAACTTCCAAGCGGGTGAGACAATCACTCTGCCGGGGGGTGCCACGATTGTTGCTGCCAATGCGGGCAAGCGGAGTTGGATTCATGTCGTAGGGGATGCAGGCAGAATCTTGCTTATGCCCCGTCTGGCAAGCGTGCCGATCACTGGCGACTGGTACGCCCTTGGCGCAACCGATGGCACCGACAACCAGACAATCCAAATGCCGGTGCGGGATGAATTTCCGGCTGTGCAGATCGAGACATCCCCAGGGTCGGGGGTTTATGAGTGGTGGGCCAACGCGGCAGACGCTTGGAACGGCTGGTATCCGAACAATGACATCTGGGCGCTGACAAACGCCACCATCACACGTAACGCAGTGGCAGGACCGGCAAACTATCCGGCAGGCGACAGGCTGCGGGAAACGACCGCAAACGGCAACCACCTAGTCACCGGGATAAACCTGCAATCCGCGCAAATGGACGCCGGGTCGTACACACACGAAGCCATTGTCAAATCTGACGGACGGCAATGGTGCGTGGTACAAATATCCACCAACGGCGGCGCTGTTCGGTATGGCGCGCTTGTTGACCTGTCGGCTGGCACGATTATCGCCAACCCTAGTGTCGGTAGCCCGACGGGTGTTTCCTCCTCAATCACATCATTGGGCAGCGGTTATTATCAAGTCAATGTGACGCTGACTCATGTTACTGGCGATCTGAGAAGTTTCGTGGCAATCGCCGACTCGGCAACCCCAACCTATACAACCGGCTTGCCGACCTACATCGGCGACACGGGGCAAGGCATCATCCTTGGGTTTTCGACCGTCAAACAGGCCACACACGCTTTCATTTCGACAGATGCTCGGGGCAAGTTCTTTTACTCGGACCCCTTTGCTGGAACCATTCAACTTGCCAAGCGCGGGTCAAACAACGCTGGCCTGAAACCCGCAAGCGGTTGCGCTATTCGCATTCCAAACATTATCCTCGGAACGTCTTCGCCGGGTGATTACACCGCGCAGCACTTGTCTTTCTTCGGAAGTTCCCGCTACGCATTTGGTGTGACGAACGCTGTTATAGATTTTGACAAAGTGTCTTGTAATTGGGCCCTTAACGGCAATGCCCCGACCTCTTGGAAAGTCCAGAACTCAGGTTGGAGCCTCGTGATCTCGTTGCTCAACTTCAACTCGGAAATCAGAAACGTCTGCATCGCCCCGACGCTTTACACAAGACTGGCAACTAACGCGGCCTATGGCCATCAGAACGCCGCCAACGCATATATGTTCGACAGTCGCATAGTGACTCGCGGCGGGGGCTTGCCAGCATATAGTGCTACTGCGTGCGCAAACATTAACTCCTATCGCACCAGTTTTGAATCCATCGGACCTAACCAAGGTAAGGCAGTTCGCAGCCCCTCTCATGGATCCGTCGCGCAGGTGCAATCTGCGGGCGGGGAATTTGTGGACTGCACAGCTATTGGCGGTAGTGCGACATTCAACGCGCAAAACTTTCTTGTCCAGAATCTGACGTATTGTGACTACATGATCGGCACAACTACGGCTGTAAATTCTACGGCAATCGGGGTGCAGGGGACAAACATCACGGTTGACAATATCCTCCCATTTCCGGGGGTGGCAAACAATCACCCCTTTAAGGAGTACGTGGTTACGACCGGATTTATTGCCAACCTTGTGCTGAAGAATATCGGCAGTCCGACATCCCCGTTAGACGTTGGCACTGTAAATCCTTGCGGGGCTGTACTCACGCAAGGCGCTGCGGGAACAACAGCCGAAGTGCGGCGCGTCTACACAACAAACCTCCGCCTCGGTGTGGTTTCGACGGTTCCCGCCAACCCGGTTTTGAATCTGTTTGATGTCTGGGGTGATGGGGCAACGCCGCAAACTATGGCGACGGCCAACATCAACTCTCGTGGGGGGCGGTGGACAAACCAGCGCGGGGCAAACGCAGTATGTACGGGTTCCCATTGGGACGACGCTTATAACTCAACCACCACGGGCCGCATAACGATCAGCGCCAACGAACCCTCTGTTGTATCGGCGGCGCAGTGCTCTTTCACGCTCGGCACAGGCTCAGGGTTTAACGGCACCGGCTCGGTTGTTATCTCGCGCCTGACTGACGTGGTGACTTGGACAACCCCCTATAAGATGTACGGCCACACTGCTTTCGCGGGTGGCTGCGCGGTTTTAGGTACGGATTGCCAAAACCTAATCTTTGAGTACAAGATCGATACAGGGTCGGGTTTTGGCGGATCGTGGGCTTTCTTGGCAAACACTGTGCGCCGGGCAAGTGGCGGGACAAGCGGGACGAATACGGTCACGGTTAACACGGCGGATCGAACGGCACTCACCCGCCAGCCGCAAGTCGGCGACTTTGTTCAGACGGGTTCTTTTAGACTACCACAAAATACAACGGTCACTAACATATCCGGAGACGTGATCACATGTTCTAATAACTTCACGAGCAACGTCGGCACTCAAGAATTTATCACATTTTCTCCTGTCAATGTTGCAGTTACTGCAGCAAACGGATACCTACTACAAATACGCACATACCCGATAATAGCTGCAACAACAACCTTGTTAACTGCTCTCTCTATGTCTATTCAAACCGATGCAACATCCCAACAAATTCAACATCCTCTACCAGGATCTTTAGTTAACATAACTAATCTTATACCACAAACTCGGGTAAAAGTAACACGAGCAGATACTGGCGGCCTGTTACAACAGGCATCTTGTGGTGATGGCACGACCCTAAACTTTGATTTTCAATATACTGGGTCTGTAAAAATTGAGGCCAGAAATGCGAGCAGTATTCCTGCATATAAGCCTTGGATAACCCAAGTATCCATTTCTCCAACTGCAACGACAAACGTTGTCGCCCTACAAGAATCCGATCAGTAAAAGAGAACCGCTATGCCTATTGCAACAGACTTTACAATTTCGGCCACTGGAGATGTTCGCCGCCAGGCCGGAGCCAGTACGGAGGTTTATACGGTACTAGCTCTACACGAGTGGCTACAAGATTTAGCCGACGATGCAGCAGCATCCGGCAACGATTTACTAGACATTTTAGCACCCAACCCATCTAAACTGGATGGTCCTCGTGACGGAGCAGTAGCCTCAAGGCTTAACCTATTGACCGATGGTTCGGTGGCGTTTAACCTTGATGACACTGCAGCACAATTTATAAACTTTGGTTCTATCAAACAGCAGAGTGCTGCAGTACAGTATTCCGGCCTAAAAACCATCGGTGGTATAGTATCAGCATCACCGGTTTATGTTGTGCAGAGCGGCTCTAAACTCACCACATTTTGGTCTAACGGACACATTCAGATTTTAGTAAAGGTTCGTATGGGTGGATCCCTGATTGATTCGGGTAACGTTACAGCTTTTTCACGAAAATGGGGACAGTCTTATTCACACTTTGACGTAAACCTTGCGGCTGGGGGCGAATCTAATGCGGCTCTATCTACGGCACTCGATTCTAACATTGTGTTATCAGAAGTCAACGCCGCTCTATTGTCTAGTAAGGTCACAGTTACTTTTGGCGATACAAACCAAGATTTGGGAAATGGAAACGGTTCCAAATTATACAAGGGTACTATTGCCTTATCTAATTCTTGCACACTACAAGAGGCTTATCAGTATTTACAATATATTACACGAGAAAATAGCACCACCACACTTAACAGTATTCCAGGTTGGCGATACAGAGTTCTAAACTCGGCTTACACTGAAATTCCATCTGCTCCATTTGGAACTTTTGCAGGGGGAACATTCTTCGTTGCTCAGGGTTGGTGGTTAACTGGAGTTTTACCAGCAGAAGCTACAAAATATCAGCTAATAGCACACGATGGAACCAGCCAAGTTCCACCTACAATAATCGGAATCACGTTGGGCAATCTTGTGGCGGGAGATCGAGTATTAGCCGCAAGAGAGAATGGCTCAGGGGGTATCCTCAAGGATGAATATACTCCTGTAGCAGCATCTAGTGGTGCAACTTCAATTCAAGTAGTTGAATCAATTAAGACTGACACTCCATCTTCCGGAGTAATTCGCATTAAAAATCTACGTTACACTTACACATCGTTTAATGCTGGAACCAAGACATTCTCTGGCTTATCTCCGGGTCTTGCATCAAACATTGTAACTGCAGATGATGTTTTCGTTCCTTATATTGACAAGGTTTCTTCTGGAACCAGTGAAAGTGTGACTTTTATCTTTTCCGCAAATTTCACCGTGAGAGTGGATGTGAGAAATGGCACAGGTGTCTCTCCGATTATTCCATTCAATACTCTGCTCTCGGTAACGGCAGCAGGAGGTAGCGTCAATGCCAGCCGTAATAGTGATGTATAAGAAATGCCTTTTTATTCGGCCCCGTTTACATTTGATTTTCAAAATTCGCTTATCAACGTAGATAGTGGCGTCAACGATGTTGACTGCACAACGCTTTACACTGCAATAAAATTAGCTCAAGCAAGCGAGGAGGGAATTATCTATGAAGGAATCGCAGCAGGAACAGGACTCGTTGAACTCGGGCCAGGGGTTCAAGTCGGTCTCACCGTCGAATTATTGGGGATTTGGCAACTTCGCTTCACAACAGGAAACTATATTGCCAGAGTCGCCGGAGGAAATCTCGTTGGAGGGCCAGCAGGAGACCCGATTGCGTATAGTCCCGGAGTCCAAGTTCTGCTCATTCAATCCGCCGCAAGCACCGTCGTCAATTCCTCTGGTGGTGGAAGCGGAGATTGGACAGCCGGAGAAAAATCAGCCATTCGTACAGTCCTCGGAATCCCCACAAGTGGATCCACACCTTTAACTCCATCAGAAGGGGCACTATCAAAAATAAAACAGGACACTTCTTTAATTGTTGGATTACTATAATCAACCCAACAACTAAATAATTTATAGTATTAAGCAATTTTAATGAAACTCATTACCGAAGAAGCTCAAGATGTGAAAATGCTTACTGAAAGCGTAAATGGTAAGAAGAAATTGTATATTGAAGGAGTTTTTTGTCAGGCTGAAACTAAAAATAGAAATGGAAGAGTTTATCCGATCCAGACTCTTAATAGTGCCGTAAATTATTATATTGAGAACTTTGTTAAGCAAAATAGGGCCGTAGGGGAATTAAATCATCCGGCGGCGCCGACGATTAACTATGATAGAGTATCCCATAAGATTACATCTCTCCAAAGAGAAGGTAATAATTTTATAGGAAAGGCCGTAATTGTTAATACCCCAATGGGAAACATCGTAAAAAACCTCCACGAAGAAGGTGTTGTTTTTGGTGTTTCCTCAAGAGCAGTTGGTTCTTTAAGATCTACCAATGAAGGAGTAAACATCGTAGGCGATGACCTAATGTTCTCAACTGTCGCAGATATTGTTCACGATCCTTCCTGTACTACTGCATTTGTTAATGGAATAATGGAAGGCAAAGAATGGTACTTTGATGTAACAAAGAAAGAATGGTTACTTGAGAATACTAAAAAGACTATCAACAAGTTAGTTCAATCTCACCAATTAGAAGAAAAGAAATTAGAACTATTCAATCATTTCTTAAGTAACATCTGAAAACAATTACTTTACTAAATAAACATAGATTACCAATAAAAAGATTTCAATATGGATGCCAAGAATTCTCAATCAAAAACTGCAGTGAATAGCGGTGCTAAGCCCGCTGAACCAATGCAAAAGTTGTCTGGCAATATTCCTCCTGGTCAAACTGTAGGTTGGGAAGACTTGGGCGGTCCTACTCCTGAAAACTATAAGAATGATGATGATTCAGCAAAACTTAAGGATCCATCCGCTCGCCTTTCTGTAGTAAAGGATGTAGTCAACCGCAAGGCAAAGTCTGCCGAATCCATGCCCAAGTTGACATCCGGTGCGGTTAAAGAATCTCTAGATGATGAAGACGAAGAAGTTCTAGAAGATGAGGAACTAGAGGGCGAAGAGCTAGAAGATGAAGAAGTAGAAGATGAGCTAGAAGAAGAAATCTATGTTGAAGACTTCAATGTAGATGAAGATGTAAATGCTCTTATGGAAGGTGAAGAACTTTCTGAAGAGTTCCAAGAAAAAGCTCGCACTATTTTTGAGGCTGCTCTTAAGACTAGAGCAAATCAACTCAAAGAAGCTCTTGAAGTCAAGTATGAAATCGCTCTTAAGGAAGAAGTACAAGCAATCAAGGAAGAACTTGAAGAAAGAGTAGATGCTTATCTGGATTATGTATCAGAAGAATGGCTAGAGGAAAACCGTCTTCAAGTGGAGACCGGTATCAAGGTTAAAGTAACCGAATCTTTCTTAGAAGGTCTTAAGGGACTTTGTGAACAACATTATGTGGAAATGCCTGAAGAAAAGTATGACGTTCTGGAAGGAATGGTAGAAAAACTAGATGAAATGGAAGAAAAACTCAACGAGCAAATTGAAAAGAATGTTCGTCTAAACCAAAGACTCTCTGAGTCTGTTGCAGATAGAATTCTTGATGATGTTTCTGAAGGATTAGCCGTCACTCAGAAGGAGAAGCTCGCCACACTTGCTGAAAGTGTTGAGTTTGAAGGTGAACAAACTTATAGGGATAAGTTGGAAACTCTTAGGGAATCTTATTTCCCAACTCATAGAGCAACCAGGAGCACTGTAACCGATCTGTCAGAAGCCTACGAATATCAAGAGCCAGTCTCTAATTCTATGGAAGGCTATCTTAAGGTTGCTAATATGTTCTCCAAAATCTGATTTTAATATTACTCAAATTCAAAACTACAAAAAGGTAAAAATCAAATGCAAATGTTGAATCAAGAACAATTGCTGGAAAAGTGGGCTCCTCTTCTTAACTATGACGGTCTAGATCCTATCAAGGATTCTCACCGCAAAAAGGTTACTGCTCAACTTCTAGAAAATCAAGAAATTTCTCTCCGCGAAGATCAAAGCTTTTCAAATGGTACTCTATTTGAAACAACCTACGGTAATGCCGCTGGTGCTACTGGTGGTTTTAGTGGTAGTGCTAATGCAGCCGGCCCTGTTGCTGGTTTTGACCCTGTACTTATCTCACTGATTCGTCGGTCAATGCCTAATCTGGTCGCATATGATCTAGCTGGCGTTCAACCGATGACCGGTCCTACCGGCCTAATCTTTGCAATGCGCTCACGCTATAAAGATCAATTCGGCACCGAAACATTCTACAACGAAGTAGATACCACTTTCTCTGGCCAAGATAGCGGCTTCAATGTTAATGCCGGGTTTACTAATGCTGCAGTTGGTATGGGTACAACCAATAGCAACAATGCTGGCTTTAACCCTGGCCTGTTGAATCCCGTTGGTACTGCATCTTCTACCGCCTATCAAGTCGGTCAAGGTATGCGTACTGGTGATGCAGAAGCCCTTGGTTATGCTGCTGGCGACCAATTCAACGAAATGAGCTTCTCCATTGAGAAGGTTCTTGTTGAGGCCAAGAGCCGTGCCCTGAAGGCTGAATACACTCTTGAACTTGCTCAAGATCTTAAGGCCATTCACGGTGCTAGTGCCGAAGCTGAACTTGCCAACATTCTCTCTACTGAAATTCTAACTGAAATCAACCGCGAAGTTATTCGTACAATCTATAAGGTTGCCGAACAGGGTGCTGCCGTAAACGTTGCTACTCCTGGTATCTTTGACCTTGATGTTGATTCCAATGGTCGTTGGTCTGTTGAGAAGTTCAAGGGTCTTCTGTTCCAAATTGAGCGCGATGCCAATGCTATTGCTCAACGTACTCGTCGCGGAAAGGGTAATGTTATCATGTGCTCTGCCGACGTAGCCTCTGCGCTTACTATGGCTGGTGTACTTGACTATACTCCCGCTCTTAATGCTAACCTTAATGTTGATGATACCGGCAATACCTTTGCTGGCGTTCTTATGGGTAAATGGCGCGTTTATATTGATCCCTATTCAGCTAGCGTTAGCGCAGATCAATATTATGTGGTAGGTTATAAGGGATCTAGTCCATTTGACGCTGGCTTGTTCTATGCGCCATATGTGCCGCTACAAATGGTTCGTGCCGTAGGTCAGGACACATTTACTCCTCGTATCGGGTTTAAGACTCGCTACGGTTTGGTCGCTAATCCCTTTGCTGAAGGTACTGAACAAGGTCTAGGTAGACTACAGATTAACTCCAATCGTTACTACCGCCGCGCCCGCGTGGCCAACTTAATGTGAGCAAACGCTGACATTTATCATAAGAG